ATGAAGTTGTTGTTGTAGACGGTGGGTCAACTGATGATACCTGGAGTCAACTATCGGAATGGTCAAGAAGCGAGTCTCGCCTTGTAATTAAACAGGTTGAAGTATCTGATGATCATCCTTCATTTGCGTATGAAACAGACGGTAAGCTTAAAGCTACTGCTAGAAGTTTATGCACTAATGAATTTTGCTGGCAAATGGATGCTGATGAAATTGTTCACGAAGAAGACTACGAAAAAGTTATCCATATGATGAGGTCATTTCCTGTTGTAACAGACATCTTATCGCTTCCAGTAATAGAATATTGGGGATCGAAAGAGAAAGTTAGGGTTGACGTTAATCCATGGAAGTGGAGACTAAGTAGAAATAAGCCTCACATCACACAAGGTATCCCTATAGAGCTTAGGAGATTCGATGACGCAGGTAATATTTATGCTGCCCCTGGTACAGACACGTGTGATTATATTCATGCTGAAACTGGGGAAAGGTTACCGCACGTTGGGTTCTATAATGAAGAAGTCCATAATGTAAGAGTAGCTGCATTAGCTGGTAATCGTGAAGCTTTAACTATGTATGAAAACTGGTTTGAGCATGTAATATCATCAATACCAGGTGTACATCATTATTCTTGGTACGATATCTCTAAAAAAATAAAGCAATATAAGATGCATTGGGCATCATTTTGGAAGAGTCAGTACAGGCACGACTCTGAGGATACTGCGGAGAACAATGTGATGTTTGACAAAGCATGGAGCGATGTAACTGACAATGATATAGATGAATTGTCAGAAAAGCTGGCCAGCGAAATGGGCGGCTGGATTTTTCATGAAAAAATAGACTTTACAAAGCCTACACCTCATATGTCGATAGAAAGATCACACCCAGAAGAGTTTATTAAATTGCAGGATGAAAGCTAGTATGAAAGAAGTATCAGTTATTATACCCGCCTATAATTGCGAATCCACGATTGAGAGAGCGTTACAATCAGTAGCAGACCAGACGTATAAAGACTTTGAAGTGATACTTGTAGATAATAATTGCACAGATAGAACAATAGACATAGCAAAAAAATTCTCTAATTGCTTTGAGCTAAAAATAGTCGAGTGTAAAGATCCTGGCATCGTACCTGCCTTAAATACTGGTTTACGCCGCTGTACTGGTGATTGGATTGCTAGACAAGATGGAGATGATTTTTGGTATTCTGAGAAGCTACAAAAACAAATGTCTTTTCTTAAAGAGAATCCGAATGTCGATATAGTGGGTACTCAAATAAGATTATTAGACGAAGATTCGAATATTCAAGAATTAGGGACATTCGGAAAAGCAGTAAAATACCAGCTAGAAGATGCTGGTATTAAGAAAGGCTTTTTGTATGGTCAAAATCAAATCTGCCATCCTTCTGTCGTTTTTTCAAGATCACTGATCAACGTCTTAGGTGGGTATGAGCGCTTATTTCCTTTAGCAGAAGATCTACATTTATGGTTTAGGGCTTTTCCACATTTTACATTCGCGAATCTGTCAGAAGTCTTGGTTGATTACACTCAAAAGAAGAGTGATGATTATGACGCTAGGGTGCCTGTATTACTTGCAGACTGGTACTATAATATGTTTAAAGCATCAGGTATCGTTACAGGTGACAGGGAAAAATTAATATGGGAATGGCAGACTAAGGAAAAAGGTTATAAACACAGTGGCTAATAAAATGAAAATTGTTGTTCCAACATTCAACACTGAATTTTGGATTGAGAGATGCTTAAGAAGTATTAGCTGTCAAGTGTTTAAGGATTGGGAGTGTGTTATTGTTAACGACGCCTCTACAGACAAGACTGGTGAAATTATTGATTCATTAGATTTTGTAAAGAATGACAAAAGATTTAGCGTTGTCCATAATACAAATAATGTAAAAGCGCTAAAAAATATTGTAGATGGATTCAACCATCTATCTTGTAATGATGAGCCAGACTCCATAATGATGGTTATAGATGGAGATGATTTTCTTTATTCAGAATATGCGCTACAAATTGTTGATAACGTATATACTAGGCATCCTCATATACTTCTTACATACGGTAACTGGATTGGTCACCCAGACGGTACCGATAGTAATTGTCGACAGTACGATTCTGAAACTGTGATGAATAGTAAATTTAGGTATGCTCCATTTATCGCCTCTCATCTAAGAACATTTAAGAGCAAGATATGGTATAACATCAATGACGAAGATCTGCGAGATAACGCCGGCAATTATTTTGAGGCAGGATGGGACGTTGCATTTATGATGCCGATGTTAGAAATGAGTCAAGAGCGTCATGCTTTCATACCAAATAGGCTGTATTGCTATAACCGCTATAATCCTATATCTGATTGTAAGATCAGGGAAGATAAACAATTATCAGCAGTTGAAGTAGTAAAGTCTAGAGAAGTATACAAGAGGTTTGATTCTTAAGATGGATGGCAGATTTGAAAAATTAGATCAGCATTTTATTAATATGTCTCAGCAGCAGACAGGAAAAATGCGGGGTATATACAACTCAATATCGAGCTACTTAGTCTCCTATGATTATAGTAGTAATAGAATACCTCTAGTAACTATTGTCATACCAGTCAATGGTCGTAAAAGCCATCTAATACAAAGCTTAAGCTGCTTAGTGAAGCAAGTTAATAACCTTAAGTCAAAAACAAAGAACGTGCAAATTGTAGTTTCGGAAATGAACACTAAACCTGAGCATAAAAAGATTTGTGAGGAAATGGGTGTAAGCTATATTCACACAGCATGCCAGCTATTTAGTAAGTCTATAGCGATGAATCAAGCTGCAAGAATACTACCGTCAGAATCTTTTATATTCTACGACGTAGATTTAGTCACTGATGACTTTTGGCTAGAAACGTGTATTCAGTCTATAGCGGAGCAGTTTCAGGCAGGATCTAATTGTTGGATATCTCAACCGATTCCAGGTCGCAAAATACTGTATGTAAACGAAGAAAATACAAAAGACATATTTGAGCAAAAAAAAGGTATAAAAGATATAGCTCTAGAAGAACATAAGATCCAGCCTTCGTGGTATCAAGGAAACTATCCACCAGGAGGTGTGATCTTAATATCCGCTAATTTGCTTTATGCGGTGCAAGGTTATGATTATGCACTTTTTTGGGATTATAGCCCTGAGGATCTTTCTTTTTTAAAGAATGCGTGTAGTCTATCAGACACCGGTGCATTATTATCCTGGAGCTCATCGTTAGCCAATTGTAATGTTTATCACTTATATCATAATGAAGCCCATAATAATAATATGTCTTACGAGCATATGGTTTTCGCAGACAGTGTAATGGACGGATTAGGGATGAGAGGTTTTTACTTACACGATAAATTAAGATGGGAGTTATTCGACAAGTGGACTGATAGCGATCCAAATAGATTTCCAAAACATATATTTGCAGAAGCGCAAGCAGCGTTTGATGAGTCTACAAATCATGAAGACTTTGCTTCTAGACTTGATGCCGTAGTCAATGTCAGCCCTGAGTTAGTAAATATAAATCCAGCTATGTTAAAGTCTTATAAATCTGTGATCGAATACTTCAAGGAAAACCCACAATTTTTTAAGCTATATAGGGTTTAGTATCAAGTGTATTCTTATCTTTCTTTAGGCGAAAATGGTCAATTAGGAAACCAGATGTTTCAATACGCAGCGCTGTATTCCATTAGTAAATTTAATGATGTAGCGGGTGTTATACCAGATATAGACGTTCAACTTTATAAAGCGTTTCAAGACTTAAGTCTCAATAGGGTTCCTAAGGAAAAAATACTAAGTGACGCGAAGTGGTTATATGAGCCAAATGAAGCCCTAGAATTTACTTTTGACAAAAACTTCTTTTGTGTTAGAGACAATGCTATACTAAACGGGTTCTATCAATCACCTCTATATTTTGAGGGTGTTAAAGATCTGATTCTGGAAGAGTTTAAGTTTAGTGACCAGGTGGAGTCGCGCTGCGAAAGCCAGTATACAAAAATAAAGTCGAATAATAATTCACCAATATGTGCAATACATTTTAGACGATCAGACTATCTACTTAAGCCTGACTTTCATCACAATTTAACTTGGGAAGAATATTATCATCCAGCTATTTCTCAGATAGCGCATGAAAACCCCGGCGTGAAATTCTTGGTTTTTTCCGATGACTATGACTGGTGTAAGAATAACTTACCAACAGAATTTTTGTTTCATGATTCTAAAGACCAATATCATGATCTATGCCTTATGTCTAAGTGTGATCTTCACATAATAGCGAATAGCTCATTTAGCTGGTGGGGCGCGTATCTAGCAAACAATAATAACAAAAAATCAGTTATCGCCCCCGGACGTTGGTTCGGCAAGTCTGGTCCTTTAACGTGGAATACAATATGGGATCCTCGATGGAGGGTCGTAGGTGTGAATAATCCAATGACAGAATTGTTTAAGTCTAAAAACGTCATGTCAATAATTCATTCATGCAAAATAAAGGATTAACAATGTCATACGAAAAAGGGCAAAAGTGGATAAACGCTATTGATTTAATTTCACCAAACAGATTTGATATCATGTTTAAATACATGTTAGCTTCGCTAATGGAGAAAGGTATATACGATGATTGGGCTATATCACCGTACGAACATCACTTGAAGGTATGGAACAACTTAATAGAGCAAAACCCGCGCAAAGAAGGAATTAGGGAATACGTCGAATCTTTTAAGGACATCATAAGATCTATAAAAGAAAGTGGTTATGATAAAAACCAGAGTCCTGTACCAGTAGATCACCTAACAAATTCACCCTTAAACGGTGCTCACAGGGTCGCCGCCTCTTTATTAACAGGTAGTAAAGTCTTTTGTGATGTATTAGATTTTAACCAGAACCCTCTGGTTGGCTGCCATTGTGACTACAGATATCTGTTAAATAGAAACGACTATGTACAAGGTGGCCTATCAATAGAGTATGCAGATTTAGCTGCCCATCAGTACACTAAACTAAAAGACAACGTGCGTATAATATCTGTATTTCCTTCTGCTAAAGGATTTGATAAAGAGCTGGATGAGTTAATAAATAGCGAGTCTAATGTAATCTATAGTAAGCAAATTTCATTGACACCCATGGGCGCGTTTAATTTTATACGCTACATATACGATGAGGATGAGTCCAGAGGAAATCCTTGGTTAGGTAATTTTGATAACAGTTGGTCAGGTGCGCAATCTAAATTTCGGCATTGCTTTCCAGAAGGTGAGCCTGTAAAGCTTTACTGGTTTGAAGAGAAATCCTTCGACACATCGGTTAAGCTAAAGGAAAAAATTAGGGATATTTTCAAGATTGGAAAACACTCTGTGCATATTAACGATACGTATACTGAAACTTTAGCGATGTCAGGCTATCTACTAAATCCTAATGGTCTTCATTTTCTTAACAAAGCTAATCCAAGAGCTGATTGTAACTTTGACTATTTCTTCGACAAATTCAAGAGTTGGTTAATATCAACCGGTAAAGACACGGAAGATTTTTGTGTCGATAGTAGCGCCGTGCTATCTGCTTATGGGTTAAGAGACTGTAGAGATTTAGACTTCTTGTATCATGGTGATGTTATAGATACCGGAATGCACGACGTATCATGTCATAATGAAGAAATGAAATACTACCAGCACTCTAAAAAAGACATAATCTTTAATCCACAAAACCACTTTTACTATAAGGGTATTAAGTTCGCGAATCTAGATGTTGTTAAGGCTATGAAGCAATTCAGGAATGAAGAAAAAGACGTCGCTGATGTTAGGCTAATAAATAAAGTCGCTATTCAATAAAGCAAGGTTTGAAAAACTAAAAAATTGTTGATACAATAAAGAATAAACGTAGGTTAATTTATGATATCTAAAACAAGTATAAAAGTTGCTTTTGTCAATAACTGGGGCCAAAGCCCAAGCGAGTATTTTAATAATATAAAGAACCAAACCCCTGGTTCCACTGGTAGATGGGGCATGATCCAAGGCGTTTCTTCCGTCGATGAAGCTGATTGTATAGTGGCATTTGATGGATCTTCTGCAAATTTATGTCCCAAAATTAATAAGACACAAAAGGTTATACTCGTTCAACGGGAGCCCGATCATGTGTACCCATTTGTCCAACACTTTCAAGTAGACAAAGTTTTCGCTTACAATGATAACCAGTACCCTCCTCATTGTAGGTGGGGTTTAGCGTATAACTACGACGAATTAAAAAGTCTAAAATATCCTGACAGTAAAAATAAGGATAGAGCCACGTGTGTAATGTCTGGTAAAAGCTTTACGCATGGTCAGAAGCTTAGGCTTAACTTTTTGTTTCACGCTGTTCAAGCATACTCTTCAAAAATAGATGTATATAGCAGCTCACTTAACAGTAAGGATTTTGATGCTAGCTATAGAGGTAGTGTACCAGTCTCTAGACCAGCTATACAAGGTCTGAACTCTGGCACATGTCAGTTTGGGGCTTTATACCCATACGAAAAATCAATATCTTTAGAGAATGGTGGGCTAAGAAATTTTGTTACCAGAACTACAGAAGCAGTACTGTGCTGGACGTTACCCATGTATTGGGGATGTCCTAATATAGAAGACTTTTTTAACGGTGGCTATAGGTTACTTAGCATTGAAAACCTGAATCTGGCATGTGAGCAATTTATCGATGTTATGAATGAGCCGATTACAAGCAGTGTAATAGACGAAATAAATGAAGCTCGTAATAAGGTTCTTGATGAGTATAACGTTTGGGCTGTAACCGAAAAAATGGTTATAGATGTTATGGATAGTCAATAATGAAAAAACTACACTTAGGTTGCGGAAAAAAAACTATCCCCGGGTATCTAAATGTTGATATACAAGATTTTTCCAATGTAGATATAGTAGCAGACATTAAGTCACTACCCTTTAATAGCGGAGAAGTAGATGAAATTTATAGCTGCGCAGCCATAGAACACTTCGGTAGAAATGATTGGAAAAAAGTAATAGAGCACTGGTACGATTTGCTTAAACCAGGTGGCATATTACGGCTGTCAACTGCAGACTTTGAAGCAGTCTGTCACGAGTATTTAGAAAACAAAAACATAGAATCGTTGTTAGGTCTAGTTGTCGGTGGCCAAAAAGACTATACTGACTTCCACGGCATGATTTTTGATCTTAAGCTTTTAAGAAAAGAACTGTTGTCAATAGGTTTTTCTAGCGTAGAAAGATACAACTGGCAAGATTTTTCTGCTTTTAATAATAAGGATTATGACGACTATAGTAGAAGCTATCTTCCCCATATGGATTTTAAAAATGGAAGACTACTGATGGTTAACGTTTTATGCAAAAAATAAAGAGGAAATGCACATGAAGGTTCCACAACTATTCCCTAATATCGGTATGGAAGAATATGCTTCCATGAAAGACTGCTTTGATAATGACTGGTATACAGAGGGCCCTAAAGCGAAATTATTTGTTGAGCAGCTTTGTGATACAATAGGTGTGAAATATGGGGTCTTAGCTCCTAACGGTACTTTGGCGTTATACCTTGCTTTAAAGGCTATTGGTGTAGGTAAAGGTGATGAGGTAATTGTTCCAAACTTTACATTTATAGCTTCTGCCACCGCGGTGCTTATGGCAGATGCAGTCCCTATATTCGTAGATATTAATAGAGAAACTCTACAAATAGACACTAAGGATTGTGACAGAGTATTAACTAGTAAGACTAAAGCAATTATGCCTGTTCACATTTATGGCTCTGCGTGTGATATGACTAGCGTTATGAGTTTTGCTAATACCAACAATCTAAAGGTGATAGAGGATGCTGCACAGGCTATGGGCGTGTATTGGGATGGCAAGCACTGCGGCGGCTTTGGGGATGTAGGTTGCTTTTCATTTTTTGCGGATAAAACAATTACCACTGTAGAAGGCGGCTTCGTATGTACAAATGATGAAAAAACATACGAGAAGTTAATGTATCTTAGAAATCAAGGACGATTAAATAGAGGCACTTTTATTCACCCTGAGGTCGGGTTTAATTTTAGGATGAATGATCTACAGTGCGCAATTGGGCTTGTGCAAATGTCAAAGAAACAGGACATATACGATAGAAAAAATTATTTAAGAAACATTTACCTCGATAAGCTTAAAGACGTAAAGCAAATAGAGATATTAGGACATGATCAAAAGTCAAGCTTAGTGCCATTCAGGGTTTGTATAACAACAAAAGGTAACAGCAACGAACTAGCTAAATATCTAGACGAAAAAGGAATTCAAGGCAGAACATTCTTTTATCCGCTTAGTAAGCAGCCTTGCTTTTTAGAGAATGAATCTGTTACATCTTGTCAAGATTTAGACGATCGTTTTTTCTCTAAATCTATTGATGCGTTTGAAAGAGGTTTATGCTTACCCGTATTCCCTAGCTTAACAGAAGGTCAGGTTGAGTATGTATGTGACTGTATTAGGGAATATTTTGATGCAGTATAATAATGAAGCAGTAAAGAACTATGATAAATTTTATAGCAGTAAAGATTATGGCCTAGAGGTAGACTTTATAGAAAAAATAACTCACGGCTTTACTGGAAAAAGTATCATTGATATTGGTTGTGGAACAGGGACCCATAGTATACTAATGTCCACAAGAGGAGCCTCTTTTGTAAAGGGTATTGACATATCTGATCAAATGATTAAAGCTGCCACCTATAAAAGTAACGAACTATCAAACATCAATTTTGAAAATATAGATATTGAAAGCATGACAGCCGGTCAATACGATATAGCTGTAAGCTTATTTAACGTCGTAAATCATATAAGCGATATAGGGAAGCTCATTTCATTTATGTCTTCAATAAACAGAAATATGGCAACAGGCGGCCACTTTATTTTTGATAGCTGGAATGGTGTTGCCGCAATCAAAGATTCACCTAAGGTAGAAAAAAAAGAGTACGAAGATAGTGGCGTTAAAATATACGTGGAATGTAACCCGACCGTAGACTTAATGGAGTCTTCTGTTGTGCTAAATACAACTGTTAAGAAACTAGATCAAGAGTACTCGTATAGTTTAGAACACTATCTATGGACGCCTAAAGTAGTATCAGACGTGCTTAAATTGTCAGGCTTTAAATTGCTAAAGATTTGTAAAGGGTTTAATTTAGACCTTTCCGCATGCGAAGATGACTATAAGATAACGTATATTTGCATAGCGGAGTAGGAAATGTCTATTAACGAAGATAAGATTTTAGTTACTGGTGGATCTGGAATGATCGGATATTCTCTAAAGTGGGGATACGTCTACGGTAACTCCATACCTAATGCAAAGTTTGTGGCATCAAAAGATTATGATCTAAGAGATCCATCGCAAGTGGATGCCATGATGTCGAAATACAGTCCTGATGCTATAATACACTTAGCTGCAAAAGTTGGCGGCGTAAAAGCTAACATGGAAAATTTAGGCGATTTCTTTAGAGATAACGTGTTAATAAACACTAACGTACTTGAATATTCAAGAAAGCACAACGTTAAAAAAGTAGTATCAGTATTAAGCACGTGCATTTATCCAGACAGTGTTAGCTATCCTTTAACTGAAGCCGATATTCATAGCGGTCCTCCACATAAATCAAACTACGCATATGCATACGCAAAGAGAATGCTAGATGTGCAGTCTAGAGCGTATAGGGAGCAGTATGGATGTAACTTTATAACTGCTGTTGCAAATAACCTGTACGGTGAAAATGACTTTTACGATTTAGAGAATTCGCACGTAATACCTGCCATAACAAGAAAGATGTACGAGGCCAAGCTTAATAAAGAAAATGTAACTCTTTGGGGCGCCGGTACTCCATTACGTGAGTTTACATACTCTGGCGATATGGCTGAGCTATTGTTATTTCTGTTAGATAATTACGACGGCGCTGATCCGATAAACGTTGGAAATGTTCAGGAAGTTTCTATAAAGGATGTTGCTGAAATGATATCTGAGTTTATTGGATTTGATCAAAAGATTATTTGGGATACCTCTAAGCCAGAAGGTCAGTATAGAAAGCCAAGCTCTAATAAAAACTTAATAGACTCTGGATGGTCTCAAAACCAATACACACCATTAAGAGAAGGGCTAAAAAAGACCTGTGACTGGTTCTTGGAAAATTATCCAGAAATCAGAGGATACTAGCGTGATTAATCTAAATGAAGAGTTAACTGTCATTTTGACAACGCATGTGTTACCTTCTGCGCCATCTACATACTTCATCGAGGCAACAATAAAATCGATTAAGAGTAGATTCTCAGGAATAGAAGGCTGCAAGTTTATGATATATTGCGATAGCGATTCCACGAACCATCACCACTTAGAGTATGTAGAAAATCTTAGAAATTTAAAAGATGTAGTTGTTGTAGACAACTCTCATGAAGGTGTTAAGATTAGCGGGTTACAAAAAAACTACATAAAAGCGCTTAAAGAAACTACAACACCTTTTGCATTTTGTTGTGAGCACGATTGGAAATTCTTAAGAAACGTTGACATAACTGGTTTAATACATTTCATGAAAGATCATAATAATATTAACTTTGTTAGATTTAATAAGCGACCTAATTGGAAGCCTCATATATCGAATCTGGCTCCTGGTGATCAAGAGCGATATGTTTGGGAAACTTATTTAGAAGAAAAAAAAGACATCAGCTTTGCTCTTATGAAAACAGATTCTATTGCGACTCATCCCCACATAATAAGGGTGTCCAAATTTATTGAGGACTGGATTGACATAGCATCCAATCCTCAACCCAGATTAGTCGGGGCAGTAGAGCAAAACTTATATAGCGAGTACACTAAAGACATAAAAAGTGAGGGGTTTGAATATGCACATGAAAAATGGGGAGTGTATGTTTATGGCTCAAAAGACGATGATAAAATGATTACGCATCAAGATGGTAGCGACTCTGGAAGAGCGTAGTATAGGATTTAAACAATGATAAACATAGAAAAAAATAAAAGATACTTGATAACTGGTGGTAGCGGCTTTTTAGGTTCGGAGTTAATTGAAAAAATTATATCTGCAGGTGGTAAGGTTGTAACGCTTTCTAGAAACGAAGGAAAGCTAATAGAGCTAAAGCAAAGATTTCCTAGCATAGAAATATTCACGGGTGATATATGCGATAAGTTTGACATACATCAAGCAATTCAAGGTGTATCCGGAGTTTTTCATCTAGCTGCTTTTAAGCATGTTGGACTAGCGGAAACGCAAACAAGGGAGTGCGTGAAATCTAATGTGCTAGGCACCTTAAATATTCTAGAAGCCGCAGCAGTAGAAAAACTTGAGTTCGTTATGGGTATTAGTACCGACAAAGCAGCTCAAGTAGTTGGTGTTTATGGTGCCAGCAAATATTTGATGGAAAGACTATTCGACCAATTTGAAGAAAATTACCCTAGTACTAAATTTAGAATAGTCAGGTATGGAAATGTTCTATATTCAACAGGCTCTGTATTGTGTAAGTGGAAAAAATTATTACAGGAAGGAAAGGAAGTTATCGTAACTGACCCTACCGCGACCAGATACTTTTGGACGGTTGATCAAGCTGTAGACTTGATATTCGAATGTATGGAGGTATCAAATAGCTCAAAACCCTATGTTCCTGAAATGAAGTCTATGAGTATAGGGGACTTATTGAAAGCAATGTCAGAGAAATATCTGCCTAAAAACTCTGAACTAAAAATAAAGGTGATTGGTCTTCAACCCGGCGAAAACCTACACGAAAAAATACTTGAGAACGGAAAGTATTCTAGTGAAGTTGAAAAATTTACCATTCCAGAAATTAAAGAGATGATTTGAAAATCTGGATAAGCTTTTATATAATGAATTGCTTATTCGTAATATGAATCAGGAGTGATTATGAAAACAGCTATGATAACTGGAATAACAGGACAAGACGGCTCATATCTAGCAGAGCTTTTGTTAAAGAAGGGCTATAGGGTCGTTGGTCTAAAAAGAAGAACTAGCCTATTATCTACAGATAGAATAGATCATATATTCGATAACCCAATGCTTTGTTTAGAATATTACTCACTACATGACTCATCATCTTTATACAGGTTATTAACAAAGTATAGACCACAAGAATTCTATAACTTAGCCGCACAATCACACGTCAGAGTTTCTTTTGATGTTCCAATAGAGACTGTTGACACAATTGCAATGGGGACGTTAAAGATCTTGGAAGCTATTCGGTTAGTAGACCCTAGCATAAGAATGTATCAAGCAAGTTCATCTGAAATGTTTGGTGACAATCCGGAAGCACCGCAGTCTGAATTAACAACTCTCCAACCAGCAAGTCCTTATGCATGTGCTAAAGCCTTCGCACATAATCTATGCAGAAACTATAGGGCCTCTTACAATATGCACATATCAAGTGGTATACTGTTTAATCATGAAAGCCCTCGTAGAGGTGAAACATTTGTGACTAGAAAAATAACTCTTGCCGCCGCTAAGATAAAGTTAGGCCTCCAAGATAAGTTATATCTAGGGAACCTAGATGCAAAAAGAGACTGGGGGTTTGCCGGAGATTACGTAGACGCTATGTGGTTAATGCTACAGCAAGAGTCGCCAGATGATTATGTTATAGCTACTGGTGAAACTTTTACTGTTAGAGACTTCTTAAACAAAGTATTTGATATAGCTGGTCTAGATGTAGAAGAGTATGTTAAGGTTGACGAAAGGTTGTTCCGTCCACACGAGGTCCCACTTTTATTAGGTGATCCTAAGAAGGCATTAGATAAACTTGGATGGTCCCCAGAGGTCGATATAGACACACTGGCAAAGATGATGTATGAGTCAGATCTCAAACGACTCGAAGGCTTAAAGTAGATTATCTTGTAAACCTACCATTTTCCTACTATGATTAGATAGTATGAAGAATAATATTAATGATAAAGAACGAATAGATCTTATTTCGTTTCCGACCAACAAGCCTCATGTTTCTTATTCTGAGATTCGTCTTTGGAAAGAGTGTCCTTGGCGGCATAAACTAACGTATATCGACAAGATTGTAAAAGACGATCCAAGTCCTTATCTTTCTTATGGCACAGCGCTACATGACGGTATAGAAAACTTTTTAAAAACCAAGACCATGGACGTCCAAGCTGTCTTAAACAAGATAACTGAAGCGTGGGAAGAAAAAGGTTTCGACTCTGACGAGTGGATAAAGTCACAAGCTGATTATCGAAAGTCTCAAGGCTGGAAACCAAAGTCTCATGATTATCTTCCTTCTTGGTTAGAGTGGGCAAAAAACTCTCTTGAAGAATTACCAGCTTTTTTAGATAGCGAATTCGATGAGTGGAGTGTTATAAGCGCAGAGGAACAACTTTACGAGTTCGTTGATGGATATGATATATTTTTTAAAGGGTTCATAGATGCGTGCTTAAAAGTTAAGATTAAAGGTAAGGAATTCTATTACGTCATTGACTGGAAGACAGCAGGTGATAAAGGTTGGTACGCATCTAAAAGAAGAGATATCTTGACATGGGCTCAAATTGCTTTATACAAATCTTTTTGGATGAAGAAGAATGGATTTGATACAAAGCAAGTTAAGTGTGGTTTTGTATTACTTAAAAGAGGCGGAAAGCCTGGTAATACATGCGAACTAGTTAAAGTATCAGTAGGTCCAAAAGCTGAAGAGAATGCTTTGTCAATAATGAGAAGCATGGTAAAGTCTGTTAGAAGAGGTATTTATTTAAAAAATAGACAGTCATGCTTGTTCTGCGAATTTAAGGGAACAACCAACTGTCCTGGGTGAATACAGCAGATAAATATACTTCCTGTTGTTATAAGATATGATTACACACATAAGCTTTTTAATCGTTTGGAGTAGTGCTGGAAATGCAAAGCAAGAAAATGAAGATACTCTTATTATCTGATCACGCGATGAGTACGTCAGGTGTTGGGTGTCAGTCTAGGTTTTTAATGAACGGCCTGATAGAGAAAGGCTGTTGGACAGTAAGGCAATTTGGGGCTGCTCTAAAGCACGTAGACTATTCAGTCCAACAACCTCATCCTGATTTTGTGATTAAGCCTATCGACGGCTTTGGCAATCCAGATATGCTGCGCGTTGCATTAGCTGCAGAAAAACCTGACGTTCTTATGATCTTTACAGATCCTAGATTCTTTACGTGGTTATGGGCTATGGAGGATGAAATACATCAGATATGCCCTATAGCCTATTGGCATGTTTGGGACAATCATCCAACACCTAAGTTTAATTTTGACTACTATGCCTCAACAGATTTAATAAATTGTCATTCACATCTAACTTATAGAATGGTTAAAGAGCATTTTCCAGAAAGAACTAACTTTATACCTCATGCGCTTCCAGATGAACTGTTTTTTCCATTGCCCAAGGAAGAAAAAAACCGATTTAAGACGCAGCTTTTAGGGTCTCAAAGAAAGGACGACTTTGTTGTATTTTGGGTAAATAGAAATGCTAAAAGAAAAAGGCCGGCCGACGTAATAGAGGCCTGGAGCGAGTTTAGGAAAAAGTTAACACCTGAAGATAGAGGCGCTACACTTTTAATGCATACTGATCCTCATGATCAAGAAGGTCCAGATCTTATAGCTGTAGCAAACAACTTTGGTGTACTTGATAGCGTAAAATTTTCTAAGGAAAGACTCGGATTTGATCAAATGAACGTGCTTCATAACATATCCGACGTTTGCCTCAACATCGCGTACGCTGAAGGCTTTGGGCTAGCGACTTTAGAGTCCATGAAAGTCGGAAACCCGATAATAGCATCAAAAACCGGTGGGCTAACAAGACAAGTCATAGACCATCGAGATGGTTCAGAGAATGGCGTCGCCCTAGATATAAAGCTTAGGTCATGTGTTGGTTCTCAAACAGTACCGTATATTTACGAGGACTATTCGTCTATAGAAGACACAGCCGATGCGATACATAAAATATACTCCATGAGTGAAGATGAACGTAGCGCAATCGGTGAGAAGGCAAGAGAGTACGTACAGTCCGAGTTTAGCATGGAAGCCACCATTGATAAATGGCATGATTCGCTTAAGACACTAGTCGACAACTGGCGAGAAGGCGAAAGAGTTGTTGAACGCTATGATATTTCGGAGTTATAATAAATGATCGCTATCGTTAGAGGCCCACTTTTAAGTGTAACAGGATATGGTTCACATACTAGACAAGTTTGGCGCTGGGCAAAGTCTAAGGGCTGGGATGTGAGGGCACAGATAGTCCCATGGGGTATGTGCACGTATTATGTAGATCCGGATGCAGAGGATGGTCTAATTGGAGACATCATGCAAAATTCAGGCCCACTACCCGAAGGCAAGAAAGCAGACATATCATTACAGATTCAGCTACCTGACGAGTGGGACCCAAACCTTGCCGTTAAAAACGTAGGTATAACCGCCGGTATAGAAGCAGATAGATGTCATCCCCATTGGATTACCGCTGCTAGAAATATGGACAGATTAATCGTTCCTAGTACATACTCTAAAGAGTCCTTTATCAACGGTGGATTTGATAGATCAAAGATCTTTAATGTACCGGAAGGTTATACATGCAGCCTAAAATCTACACCTAGTTCAAAGGAATTTTCTGACAGGTTAGATAAAATTTCTACTTCTTTTAATTTTTTGATTTTTGGTCAAATTACCGGTCGTCATGCAATGACAGACAGAAAAAATACCATGAATATGATTAAGTGGTTATGCGAAGAATTTAAGAATGATAAAGACGTCGGTATTATATTAAAGACGAATATGGGCCGCTTGACGTGTCAAGACAGAAGAGTGACAACAAGGACGGTTGAGAATATACTGTCTGTTGTTAGAGATGGACCCTATCCAAGATTTCATGTTCTACACGGTTTAATGGATCGTGAAGAAATTTCTTCCTTGATGTCTCATGAAAAAGTAAATGCGCTCTGTGCCGCAACCCGTGGGGAAGGCTGGGGGCTACCAATTTTAGATGCTACAGTCAATGGACTACCTGTTATAGCAACAAAACACTCTGGTCATATGGACTTTATGAAAGATGTAAGATTTCTAGACGTCGACTATAAGATAGAGGCGATTCCTGATGAAATGGTTGACGATAGGATCTGGTGCTCTGGTGCTAAGTGGGCGCAACCTTCCGAAAACCACTTTAAGTCTAGGGTAAAAAAACTACGAAAGTCCCCTGATGTTCCGAGAGAGTGGGCTAAAAAATCTATGGAAAAAATGGCCAATAACTACTCTATGAAGTCTATAGCTAAAAAATACGATGAAGCGCTAGGTGACTTAATTGACTGTTCTTGAGATATTGCTGTTAATTTTATGTGTATTTTTTGCATGCACCACCGCGTATTGCGCTAAGATATTATATAGACTAGGGATTACAGTACTTGATGTCGAAGACTCGTTAGAGGATTCGCTAGAATTGATGGACGAAAGAATACAGTCGATGGATAAGATTCTTGAGATACCTTTATTCTCTGACTCTGCTGAAATTAAGAAGATTCATAGAGATATGCAGTCATGCAGAGATGCTATAGTAGATATATCGAATGTATTAACATCTGATATGAAACAAGGAACCGTAGAGGATCCTCTGGAAATGTCATGAAAAAGAAAAAGATAATAAGAAGAAAGCCTGGACAAAAGAGGAATATGTATTTTACTAAGGATACACAGGCCTCGATAGAAGAATACCAGGGGGAAGAAGACAGGTCTAAGCGCGCTGTAATATACAAAGAAAAAATAGCTCCAGCGTTCGATCAGCTAGCCGAAAGCTTGATATATGTTTACGGATTTAAGTCTCCGTATGAAACAGTATTGTCTATGAAGACAGATTGCGTTGCGTTTCTATACGAGACAATACATAAATGGGATCCTGCTAGAGGTACAAAGGCTTTTTCATATTTTAACGTTGTTGCAAAAAACTGGCTTATAATAAGATGCCGAAACGCAAAAAAGAATTTCCATCGCCACGTCTCTATGTCAGAAATGGCTCATCTAAGCTCTGCTGACAAACATAAAATTGCGAATTATCAAGTTGTCCCTGGCCCTGATGAGATTTTAGAAAAAAGAAATCTAAAAAATGAAATGTTCAAAGTCATAGACGAGCTAGAGAGTCGTATAAAGAAGCCTAACGAAGTCCTATGCATCGACGCGATTAGAAAAGTATTTGAGAATGTTGAAAATTTAGACTTCTTAAATAAGCGTGCAATCTATGTATATATAAGAGAGATATCTGGCCTAAACTCTAAGCAGCTGTCTGTTGCGATGTCTAGAATAAGAAAGCACTATAAGACAATCGTACATGATGAAAAGATAGTAGACCTTTTGTAGGAGAAAAAATGACTGTTGAAAAAGTGACATCTACGTTACAAGAGTTTGATGATTTAAAAAAGAGGGTCGATGATTTTGCTAAGGTTCTTGAAAAAATAGAGCATGCCGATTCGAAGAAGAGAATTTTGTGGAAAGAGATTTATGAAAACGCTGTTTTAGATCGGCAAAATGCTCATATACTTTTTGTAGAAGCATATACGACTATGTCTCAAGGTACTACTGAACATGCGACCTTAGGATCAACACTGTCAAAATATCTAGAAAGAATGAATAAAGCGAATGATCAAATGATCAAATTAGCAGAAATAATATCTAAGTCTGAAAACGAACATAATGCTATAAACTCAGATGATCTATTTTCAAGGATACAGGAGTAAACAATGGCTGTAGGCTCCGGTAAGGATGCGATATCAGAATCCTTACAAACTAACTCTTCTGTTGCTGAAACGGTAAGAAATCAAGATACCGCACCTGCAACCACTGTATTAACTAGAGCTGTAGTTGTTGAAGTGCTATATGATCTAGCGGCATTTCCTGAGGAAGACGTAGAGGAAATGAAGGCACTAGTTGACTCACCTGACCTACTTGCGACCGCGCCTAGAAACTCTATAATCGCTAGAGTTATATCTGGTGGAAAAGACAAATCCGCTACCGAAGCGACCGAAAAACCTAGCGAAGAAGAAAAAGCCAAGGCCAAAAAAGAAAAAGAGACTATAGCTAAAAAAGAAAAGTTAGGAGAGGTCGGTATTTTAGCTTACCCATTCTTTCCTCCTCATTTGTGCATGCCCCTAAAACCTGGTGAGCAAGTTTGGCTAGTGGCAGATTCGCCCGATATTCCGCAAAAGATAATGTATTGGATGTGTAGAATAACAGAGCCAGATCATATTGACGATGTTAACTTTACTCATGGTGATAGAAAGTTTGCTGGCTCTCTTGTGCCTAAGACAGCGAAAGATAAGGCTGATGCTGCGACGTCTGTTAAGCAAAAAGAGGGTGTAACACCCGCAACACCAGATGACACGGGACAAGCAGAAGCTGGAACAGAGCCACTGGACAAGGATGGTAACGGTATAGATGATAGAATATTTGGCTTCCCCAATGGTACAGGCGATCAGGATGCGTTCACCCTTAAGGAAGAATACTCTTACGAAGATATTGTAAATATAGCGACAGGATATAGACAGTTTAGAACTCAAGACGTCCCTCGGTATACTAAGAGACCCGGTGATCTAGTAATACAAGGATCAAACAACACGCTTATTTGTTTAGGCGAAGAAAGAGGCTGGAAAAAAACTGATGATCCTGCATCTAGTGAGTATTCTAATGCGACAGAAACAGAAGATGTAATAGAGGGTAGAAAGGAAAAGCATTGGGGATCAATAGACATTGTAGCGGGCAGAGGAAGATACAACTGGAGATTTGTAGGTAATAGCGAGACTGATGAACCGTTTCCACCAGCTGCAAGAGTAATAAAAAACTCACCTGATCCGGAAAAAGGTCGACAGGCTTGGGTAGAGGTAAACAAGAACCCACAAGAGTCAGATAATGCCGAGCTAAATAGAGCTGATAACCCCACAGAAGGTGATCCTGATTATTTTGGCGATGCTGCAAGACTGCTTATTTCACATGCAACAAATGTAGATGAAAACTTTAGTATTAGTGAGCAAGGCGTTGCAATACCTACTGCTATTGGAGAAAGCTTTGGTAGTTTTGATCTAGTAAACAAGACTGATGAAAATCCATCAGCTATATTAGCTAAGGCAGATGAAATCAGGATTATAGCTAGAAAGGCTGCTGCTGACGAACCAGCGCCTGGTGCCCCGGAGATTAATGGTTCAATCAGGTTAATAAAAGAGGGGTCACCAGCTGATGATCTAGGAGCTATAATGATACTGCCTGACGGCACTATACAAATAAACGGCTCGAAAATAGTTCTCGGCCGTGCAACTGCTGATGGTGGAGTAGGTACGGGTCCCGGTGAGGGAGAGTCCCAACCATATGTTAGATACCAGCAGCTAGAGGATCTACTTAATAAAGTAATGGATGATGTCAAGTCATTCTGTAGTAAGCTACTAACACATACCACCCCCGGTTATGGCGCACCATCTCCGCAAATAAACACTGCCGCGAATGCATTAAACACGGCTATGGATGCAAGAAAGTCAGAAATAGAAACCTTAAAATCTGACAGGATATTTGGCGAATGAGGAGGATATTATGCCACTAGGAGTAGCGAAGGTACCGTTAGAATTAGCAATCTTTAACGCGCTGGAAAAAGCAAGGACAGACTATATCAACCCTGGCGACGTAGATGTAGAAGTTAGTCCAGCAGCTATAAACAGGCAAATTGCCAAAGATCTGGCTGCTGCAATTCATGCATATGCTACTGCCGCTGTAGTAGTTACATCTGTGAATACCGCAGTTGTAGGTGCCGGTCCAACCGGTCCAGTGGTCGGTACAGGCTTCGGCGCGGGTAATGGCACACTAAACTAGTTATAAGTGCCACTATTTTTTTCGCCTTGATATTTAGGTACGGTGGTACAAAATGGCAATAACAAGAGTTTCTGATAGAAAAGTTTACAGTTTTAAGTCTTCAGGCGTATCTGTAGAGCAAAGTGGTAAGCTGGCAAATTCACAGGTAGAGGTACCTCCAGTAGGTATAAAAACACCTGTAGCGTTATCTGATGATGGGAAAAGTTTTCTAGAGATGCATCGTAATTTCCCAGATCAAATTCATGATAATCTACAGAATTTAATCCTTACGAATAAAGGCGAACGATTAGGTTTACCTGATTTCGGAGCTAACTTAGCAGAGCTAACTTTTGAAATGCAAGATGAAGGTGCTCAATCTGAAGCTATGTCAAGGGTTAGTAAGGCAGTTATGAAATACATGCCTTATATTTCTCTTGAAACATTCTCTCCATTTGTTGATCACTTTGATAATAAGGATGTTGCAAAGATAGGGATTAGTATTAGCTATAAGATCCCTAAATTAAGAACAGAACTAAGAACGATAGAAGTACTTCTATATAGCGCAGGATAAAGATTTATGGCGATTAACGTTAAGAAGCAGCTGAAGAATGCTAACAAGAGAAATTATCTTGCAAAAGACTTCCAGTCTTTTCGGAATGAATTATTTTCTCATGCTAAATTATTCTTTTCAGATAAGATACAGGACTTTACAGAGCCAGGGCTAGGAGGTCTACTTTTAGATATGGCGTCATATGTTGGTGACACTATGTCTTATTATTTGGATCATCAATTTAATGAGCTAAACTGGTCAACGGCTGTAGAGAATAAAAACATAAAGAGGCATCTAAGAAATGCTGGTGTCAAAGCGCGAGGCGCAAATCCTTCTGTCGCTATGATAAAAATATATTTTGAGCTGCCAGCAGAAGTATTAGAGGGTCAATACATACCTAAGAGAAATCTGCTTCCCGTCGTACAGTCATCCACAACATTCGTTTCTAATGACGGTGTTAGCTTTACTCTAATGGATGATTTAGATTTCTCTAAAAAAGATAAGGACGGAAATTATCTATATGAGTCGGTTGTTGTTGCTACTGACGCGAGTAACAACCCGACATCATTTGTTGTAATCATGTCGGGTCTAACAATATCTGGTACAAGAAAAGATGAGTCATTTCCGATACCTAATGTTAGAAAAGCGTTCCGCAAGCTGATATTACCTGATGAAAATGTAACAGATATAGTCAGCGTAAAGGATAGCGATGGGAATGAATATTACGAAGTAGAGTCCTTGTCTCAAGATACTGTATTTAAAAGGATCATGAATAAAGCTTATGATAGTGACGACGTAGAGTATAATCTCGAAGTTGCTCCGGCACCCTATAGGTTCATAACAGACTATGACTACGATACAAAATTAACAACAGTCCAATTCGGGTCAGGTGACGCCCAGACAACGGATAATGATCTGCTTCCAGATCCCTCTGATTTAGCTTTGCCACTATACGGTAAGAAAACGTTTTCTAGATTTACCATAGACCCTAACAAGATGATGCAGACTCAAACGTTGGGAATATCGCCTAGAAACACAACTGTTACTATATCATATAGGGCCGGCGGAGGTCTAAAGCACAATGTCGGCGCAGGGTCTGTACGCACAATAACAAGATTATTTTTAAAGTTTCCACAAGCTGCGTTAGCTGCAGAAGCCGCGGCAGTGAGGTCTAGTATAGACGTTACAAACCCTCTTCCTGCTTTAGACGGTGACCGCGCACCGACTATAGAAGAGCTAAGGTCACAAATACCTGCCAGTAGAAATAGTCAATCAAGAATTGTAACAAAGTCAGACCTGATAGCTAGAATATACACTTTGCCAAATGCATTCGGTAGGGTATTCAGGGTTGGCATACGACCAAACCCTATTAATTCTTTGGCATCTCAAATTTTCATAGTATCAAGAGATAGATCTGGAAAGTTAAAGATGTCGTCAGATACCTTGAAGAAGAATTTAAGAAAATATCTAAATGAATATAGGGCTGTTAGCGATGCGTATGACATCATGGACTCTGCTGTTATTAATCTAGGTGTCTTCATAGACGTCGTTGCACATCCAGATTCTAATAAAAATCAAGTTGCACAAAGGATTATAATAAATCTTAAGAACCTATTAGATATAAGAAACATGCAAATTGACCAACCTATTCCGAAGGCAGATATTATGAACGCGATATTAAACAGCGACGGAGTAATATCTTTGGTAGACTTTAAAGTTTCTAATCTAAGCGGAAAAATAGACACCAGAACGTACAGCGACGTTACGTTTAGTGTAGATGGGAATACGATACAAGAAATGATTGTAGGTCCAAATGGCTCTATGTTTGAAGTAAGGTATCCATCTGATGACATCGTCGTGACAGTGAGATAAGAAGAAAATGTTTTATATAATAACAGCAAGCGCAGATACATACATTACAAACAAAATTATCTCAAACAAGTTTAGGGCAGCAGATGCAAACGTCGGCCGCGCCGGTACTTTAGACTTATTTAAGCTGTACGATGAGTCCAGTTTCATGTCAGGCTCGACTAGAGTAACATCTTCAGTTGAAGAGTTAAGCAGAATTTTAGTAAAGTTTGACTACTCTGAAATACCGCCTCTGTTGTCATCATCGCTAAACATACATAGCAGTTCTTTTAAGGCAGAACTACAGTTATTTGAGGTTCCTTCCGGTACACCGGTCCCAAGAAACTTTAGCATTCTATGTAACCCCTTAGCGGTGGCGTTCGACGAAGGCGCCGGCAGAAGTACATCACAGTTCTCAGATGTCGATACAGCAAATTTTCTAACCGCGTCTTATTTAGATGGTTCGAATGTTTCTTGGATCATGTCTGGAGCAGGACAGGCTTGTCCATTGTCAGGAATAGATGAAACCCCCGTAGCTGGTGACTATGTAACAACGGGAACGCTAGCAGATGGTACAGTCGTTGATTTTGGTTCATCCAAGTATTTTGACGAAGGACCCGGTGATCTATTTCTTGACGTAACGACAGCTGTATCTGCTTCCTTAGTAGGTCATATACCTAACAAAGGCTTTAGAATAGCGTTTAGCGGATCTGATGAAAGTGATACAAAGACAAGGTTCGTAAAAAGGTTTTTGTCAAGACAATCTAAAAATAGTCTATTACGACCGCGATTAGTACTTACCTGGGATGACTCAATAAGGGATAGACATCTAGATTTGCAGTTTAATCTATCATCATCTTTATTCCTTAAAAACTTTGAATCAGGAAACCCTGCAAACCTAATTAGTGATGCTTCATTGACTCAATTAACGGGGCAAAATTGTGTAACTCTTAGGTTTGTTTCAGGCTCAGGAACAAAGAGCGAAACAACATTTACTGTTTTGGCATCGCAGCATACCGGTTCATCAACCGGTCAAGGAATGACAGGAGTGTATTCTGGGACATTTAACCTAAGCAGATTTAACACAACATTCTTTGGTCAAACACCTAAAACTAGAGGTGAGGTAGAGCTTAAAGAGATCTGGTCAACTAACGATTTATCTACGAGTTTTTATTCTGGTTCGATAACTGTTAAAAAGTCGAATAGATCTATATCCGGATTTTCTAACAGAAGACTGTATATAACTCCTGTTGGTGCGCAATCAGAATACAAAGACAGTTCGACGGTATCTGTCAGATTGTTCGTAGAAGACTTAGACGCAGAGGCAACCGAAAACTCGTATAAGCTTCCAAGAACTAGAAAAAGCATAGTTGTAGATTCATGTTACTATAGGATCGTTGATGTAGAAACAGGAAAAGTTATTATTCCGTTCGATAAAAAACGTAACTCAACAAAAGTTTCAACCGATGCATCTGGAATGTTTATAAGCTTCAAGCCGTCAGGTTTACCAAAGGGAAGAATCTACTCTATAGAGCTTTTGGTAAATGACATGAGTGTAGAAAGATTAGTCAAATTAGAAAATATAGCGTTTAGGGTGGTCTAGAATGTCAAGGAAGAAAAGAATATTCCAGAACCAAAGGTTATTTACACCCAGGGTTGTCCGGCGCTTTACAACATCTACAGGAGTTTTAAAAGAGCAAAATCAAAATTCCATGAGTGGATCAGCTCCAGATAGTTTGACAGGATCATTTAGACTAGATCCCCCTGGTTCTCCTCTTCGTAGCACGCAGCAGCTGCCTGTTGATTATTCAAATTTTGAAAATCACACATTCTTTTCCTCTGCTATGACTAACGTCAATCTTGCATTTGAAAAAATAATAAATCAGTTCCCCTTTGACGGCACTAGGAAAGAGTACGATAACTGGTTAGATAACCTAACGGGTTTTGAGAACTATATCTTAAACCGTTATCCTTCGTATACCGGATATCTGACCTTTGATGACGATCAATACATACATGTTAATGATAGGGCAGGAGTTACGTTTCCTTCAATATCAAAAAGAAGTGATGGAGCAACGATACTAAGTCCGAACAACAATTCATTTTTTATAGAGTTAGACATTTCCGTGCCAAATGAAAAGTCAGAACCTCAATACATATTCCATCATATATCTAGCGAAGGAGTGGGCTACGCCGCATACTTGGAGGCGTCGTCAGCTGTAGCTGACAACGTCGACGTCAAATTTGACGTTTTAAGCGGGTCACTAGTATTACAAAACAGCGCGTCTTTAGAGAAAGGAAAGTTTTCGCACATATGTCTTTCATATGATAACTCTCCTTCTTCAAACAAAAGCTTCATAATGAGTGGTTCTAAAACTTTGGGTGTATCGTCTAGATCATCTTTTGGATCTATAAACACTGGTGGTAGCCCATTTCTGATTGGCACCGGGTCGTCGACGACTACTTTTACACCGACTCAAACGTTATCAGGATCTATAAACAACTTTAGGGTATTTCACAAAACAAGAAGTGCTCAGGAAATAGATCGATATTCTGTTAGAACGCTATATGCTGAGGAAGATCCCAAGCTGAGTCTTAGATTTAACGAAGCCACTGGTTCATACGCAAATTCAGATGTTGTGCTGGATCATTCAGGTCAAAGTTTGCATTCTAGGATATCAAACTATTCTGCCAAAGTAAGAGTAGCAAAGCCTGTAGACAGCTTATACAAGTACGAGGAAAAAGATTATCATCCCACGTTATTTCCGGGTCATGCAGATATTGTCGCATTAAATGAAGACTTACTGACTAGCGGCTCTACTTACGATGAGAATAATCCTAATATCATAACCAGCTTAATCCCTGAACATTATTTAGACATCGCTCGCGCGTCTATGACGTCGACTGGTGACTCACGAGAAGGAGGAACCTACGAAGGTATAAAAAGTACGGCAGACAAATACGCATTACCGGGTTCCACAAAAATAGGTCAACCACAGATAATATCTGCGCTACTTTTTACGTGGGCAAGAAGTTTTGACGAACTAAAGATGATGATTGACCATGTTTCTGAAATGGTACATATCGATTATGATTCATCTGTAAGCGTAGCTGATCAAATGCTGCCATTTTTAGCTGAGTATTACGGTTTCGATCTTCCAAACCTGTTTAAGAACGCAAATTACGATCAATTCTTTTCTGGTGAGGGTGTTGCCGGCGCAGGGGGAGAGACGGATTCGCTAAAGTTACTACAAAATGAAATGTGGCGTAGAATACTGACAAACATGAATGAAGTTATAACGTCAAAAGGTACTGTTCATGCTATAAAGTCGTTATTTAGATCTGCTGGTATTGATCCAAACAGAATGTTTCGGTTTGTCGAGTACGGAGGATCAAGAGAGCTGCGCTTAGGAAAGTCAAGAAGAAACATAACAGAGGTCTCAACGTTAACAGATTTCTCAGGAAGTATAACATACGACCCATCATCAACTATCGATAGCCAGGGCTTCAACTCTAGCAAGCCAAATTTGGTTAGCCCGTACTTATCATCATCTCGTCTTGAGCTTGGCGCCCCAGCTCCTGCTGGGTTATTTGAATCTATTGGATCATTTCCCCCACACGGCATTTCTGATAATGAAAACGACGGGCTGTTAACATCTGGAAGTTGGACAGTCGAGGGCCGGTTTAAGTTTCCTGTAGCAAAATCATTTCGGTCACCACAAAGCTTGTTTCGAATACATGTAACAGGGTCGTCACCAACTCATGGTGTTATTTTAAATTTAGTAGCTAACCCCAATATAGACGAAGATACAGACAATCCAGATCTAACGCTATATTGCAGACCCGGATTCAGCTCCACAGATGAAACACTCAGCCTCAAGTTGACCGGCGCGAATATCTTCGACGGGAACAAATGGTACACATCAATCGGCAGAAAAAGAAATGACGCTATTGAAAGTGAAGTATCATCTAGCTACTTCATAAATCTGTCTCGCCAGGAGTCTGGTGAAATAGTCGAGATGTATACCACATCTTCGTTGTTTTTAGAAGCGCCACAAACAGCTTTAGGTGCCATACCAAACGCGCTACAATTAAAAAGTAATCCAACAACTTCAGCAGCGATCAACAACTCTGGATCGTTTTTAGTAGTAGGCCACCAAAGCATAGATACTACAAAGAATTATTTCTTAAACCATTCTACTGTGCCTGATATTGCACGGACAACAGCATTTGCCGGCAAGTCAGGACATTTTCGTTTTTGGTCTAAAGCTTTATCTGATAAAGAGGTGAAAGAGCATGCTAGAAGCTTTCTGTCTTTAGGCGTCGACGAGCCACTGGTAAATTTTGGTTTTAACAGCGAGGTAACCGGTTCGTTTGAAAGATTACGTCTTGATTTATCAACGGATCAACCTTTGACTGCGTCTAATTCATCTGGATACCTGGAGTTAGTCGATTTTTCACAGCAATCTTTATTAAACACTGGTAGCAGTAGCAATGTTGGATATCTAAGAGGATTTGAGCAAAGCGTGCAAATAATAAAGCCTGAAAGATTTGACTTCTCTATAATATCTCCGGTGTTTGACGAAATATCTGACGATAATAAAGTTAGACTTGCTGGTATGGATCTTGCTCAAAACGTAGTAGACTTTGACTCTTCATTCGCTCCAATATACGAATTGCCTCCTGATCTTGAGCCGATGGATGATGTAAGATTTTCTATAGAGTTCTCTGTTGCTCAAGCGCTGAATGAGGATATTATAAAAATATTCGCTACGCTAGAGTCTTTGGAGAATATTATAGGTGGGCCAGAAAATATGTTCGCGACAGAATACCAGGGACTAACAAGGTTAAGAGAAATATATTTTAATCGTCTAACTGGTAGTGTGAACTACACCGCATTTTTTGAATTCTTCAGATGGTTAGATGAGTCTTTCGATATAATAATAGAAAATCTAATACCTAAAAAGACTAACTATCTAGGATTTAATATGATTGTCGAACCGCATATTTTAGAGCGCCCTAGGGTAGCCTACGGATCTGGTGACATATATTTGGGGGTAAACGATAGACGCAATCTTAAAGGCGCGCTTTACCTAAGACAGCTGATAGCTAATATGAAGAGGCGGTAGCAAGATGGCGGATAGTGACAGAGTATTAAGCGGAAGCCTAACAAAAGGTACAAGAGCAACCCTCACAGGGTCCGTATCTCCCTTTTACCAGGGTATTAATGTAAAAACAGATAAAGTGTTTGTTGACGGTAACATCTCCCCGCGGCTAGGTTCAAATAGCAGAAGGCTAGCTATATTCAAGAATAACGCTAGAATGTCTTCGATACAATTTGATGACACGATATCTCTCAACAATGATTCTCGTGATTTAAACGATGATGAGTCTAAGTTTGAGGAGCGTCTAGTATTTGATCTAGAGACGTCACAATACGGCCAGCCTCCCGTAACTCTTCAAGGAGAGCCATTCGCTGATCTTACCTCGTTTAATCCTATCTCTTTTATACAAGCACCAGATGAAGCTATGTATCCTGTAAATTTGTGGAATTTAGGTGAGTTACCTGATCATGAGTTTAATGGTGTAATAGAGCCTCTGGACATAAGAGGTAATATACTAGGCTTAAATGACTATAGATATGAAGGACATAATGTTAGGGGTGGATTAGTCGGCTCCGCAGCTTCAAGACCGTGGGGTAGTCTAGAAATAAAAGACACGTGGTCGCTAAGCGATAAAAGCTATTTTCCATTTCTAGATGCGCCAGCCACAGTGACCACAGGGTCTTCAGATATGTCAGCTTTTATTGGTGGTGGTGGCTACGCACAAGAAGAAAGTCCGTATGATGTTCAAGGCTATCAGGATATTAGAGCTGCTGCAGGACAATCGTTCAGGGAAAAACAATACCATAATGTAGTGTATTCTAAATTATACGCACATAACGAAG